TTTGCTGACATTGCAATACCGGTTACAGGAACAATGTCCCATTCACCTGTAGCACCCCATTCAAACTGACCCCAGAAGTATCGTCCCCAACCTTCTAAGTTGTAAGCTTCAACACTTCCTAGAGAAGCAGTTCCACCAATTCCAGTTAGCATTGCATCAGGACCAGCATCCGCTGTTCCTAAATTAGCTGTTGCAGCTATACCTGTTGGTGTTATTTCAAATGATATTTCTATTGACTCATCACCTTGTGATGCAGTCATTGCAATTCCAGTAGGAGTTACGTTAGCGTCTGCTGTAATACTTGCGATAGAACCTAGATTAGCTGTTGCAGCTTCTCCAGTTGTTAATAAAGAACCGGTAATGCCCCATGCAAAAGTATTCCATTGTTGTCTGCCCCAACCTTCTAAGTTATAAGCATCAACAGTACCAACAGACATAGAAGCTGTATCTAGTCCTGTGACCATTGCATCAGGACCAGCGTCAGCCGTACCTAAATTTGCAGTGATTGAGATACCGGCAGGATCACCAGTAGTTGCAATTACAATTGTCTCTTCTCCTTGAGAAGCAGTCATTGCAATTCCTGTAGGAATTACATCTGCATTTGCTTGAATAGTTTCATTACCTAAAGATGCGGACGCACCTATCCCAGTTACAGGGATAACGTTATTAACATCTCCCCATGAGTTACTACTCCACGTGCTTGAACCCCAAGTACTGGCCATAGGAATTTACCTCCTATGTATTACCCAGAAATTCTTAGAATCGCTGCTGCTGTTGTAAATGCTGGAAACTGTATAGTGAAAGTTCCTGATGTAGCTGTTTTATCTGCCCCAAAATCTAAAACCGCAACAGCTGCATTAGTAGTTGCAGATGAAGTGTTATAGATTAAAGCTCCTCTAGCAGTCAACGTTACACCAGTGAATGATCTATCAGCAAAGTCTACAATCGCAACACCTTTACCAGATCCTGAACCGATTGAAGTTCCACCGTTAACTAATGCACCACCACCTGCTGTGTACTGACCTGAGTTACTAACTTCGTTAGTTGCAGAATAAGCAGTTGTCGTTGAGTTTAGAGTAGCTGAGGAAGTATAAAGAGCGATCTTAAACTTGTCACCACCAGATGATTTAAAATTGTGATCACCTTCTAACAGTTGCTTTTTAAATGCATTTGCAAGTGCTTGTGTAATTGCCATAGTTTATCTCCTTATTTATTTTCCACCGACTCGAGGAACACCACTTTGATATTCATCTCGTCTTCTTCTTCCCATTTGTTCTACTGAGAAGCCTTCTACTGCTTGTTTATACTTTCCTTCGTATAATTGCAACAAATCATTTGGCCCCTTCAGAAAAGAAAATGCTTCAACTAAGCATGCATACAGTAAGCCATTGGGAAAATTTTGACTTAGATATGTAGTAGTATTTGTACTAGATAATCCATCTGGTTTCAAGATATAATTTACCTGTATCGTATATGTAGCATTGGGTGTTGGAGCTACAACTATTGTGTTCTGGTCCCAATTGCTATAGTATTTTGGCACCCCTGTAGATTCAGCAGGGTTAAATTCTGACATGAAACTGGTATCTCTGTATTGTAAAAAATCTCTGTTGTTAGAAGCACCTACTCCATCAGAATCTACAATTTGAGCAGATCTAATAATCAATAAATTATCTGGTGTATCAATAAATCTAGTTCCAGAAACTAATTGAGCAGTCACATATCTTTTATTATTATCTGAATCTACATCTCTGAGTAATCTAAATTCTGCATCAGATATAAATCCATTGACAATAGTTGATGTTAAAACATTTGCATCAACTTCTGTATAGTCTCTAATTTTTTGTACTAGTTCGTCGTATGTCATTATGTTGTTACCGTTACACTTCCTAAAGATACTAATGCTTGTCTTTTATTATTGGCAGTAGATCCATCTTCTGGCACCATACCATTGTTTGATTCAAATGCAAAGTCTCCAGGTAAAGTTAAATCTACAGTTAAAAATCCACCATCACCAGATGCCTGAGTAAAGATTTGTGGTCTAGCATTTCTCAAACCTTGTCCATCTGCAGTAGTTGGTTTTGGTTCTAACTGTGGATGCTTTGCTTCAAACTCTGAAATATGTACTCTTGATCCGTTCCATTCAATAACCATTTCTGAATATGGAAAAGCTTGACCAGAACGATCAGATATAAATTGTGCGTATTTTCCTCTAGATAAATTAGACATTTGGATAATAAGTTTTTGGTGTTATGAAAGAACTTGAAGCAGAACCATCTTCTTCTAGTGCTCTCTTTAATTCATCTTCATATAATAATTTCATTTGTTGTGTAAGTTGTGGATTTATTTTTTGTGATAGATAATAAGCTAAACCTGCAACCATACAAGGTACAAATCTATATGGTACGTCTGCTTCGTTAGTATAATTACCGGCATCTTGAATTCTTTTTACATAATAGTAATTAATAAAGTTTCCGGCTTCAGAAGAACCTGGAGTTAGATATAAAGTAATAGTTATTTTATCAATAAATCTTTGTACAAAATATTGTGTAGGTACACCAGTTTGAGTTTTATTTGATAGACCTTGATACGCAGATCTATTTATTTTTGTAAGAGGAAAATCAACAGAAGAAGAATTTCTATAAACAGCTTCTAATACATCATCAACACCATAAACCGCTGTTGCATCTGATGTGCCATCAGCTGTTGATCTAAACATAGTATATTCTGATTTACCATTAACTAATGTAATTGAATTATTTGCAACTTCCCAGTAATGAAGACCTCTGTTAGCCCACTCTTGAAACATAATGTTTAAAGAACGTCTTGCAGATCTTAAATCGTTTCCAGAATAATCAAAACGACCTAATCTTTCATACGCTTCAGTAATAATATCATCAATACTAAACGTAGATTCAAATGTTGTTGTACCAGAAGTTGCCATTTAAACCTCTTACTTATCAATCAATAGTGTTGCGCCTACTAAATTAGCAATTGCAGAAACTTTCATTCCACCTGGAAATAAAATTCCATCTTCAGGTATGTTAAATGAAAAAACATCGCCTTCAGGACAATCTCCTTGAAATAAAGTTGTGCTAGCTGTGTTGTCTTGCAAAGTTATTGATCCAGCTCCAGATCCATCAGAGGCTAAAATCATTCCTCTCAGTCTAGTTCTGCCAGCAAAAACTGCACCAGTGCCAGAAACTCTAACTGCTTTTACGTCACCCTTCATATTTTTGTTCTCCTATTAAAATTTATGTGGGCCCGAAGGCCCACACTAATTTGATTATTAACTTACTGCCGCACTGAACGGAGTTGCTGGTGTACCAGTACAACCAGACTCTACATCAACTTTCCATTGAGTAGAACTAATTGCAGTACACGTAATTTTTGAAAAAGTTACACCACCTGTATCAGTACCATTTAAAGTAATAGTATCAGATGCTGCCACAGTTTCAAAACCAACAACGTTATCAGAAGTGTCATCAATAAGTTTTGCACCTCCAACCATAACATCGTTAGCATTAGCAACTTGCACGATTAAACTTCCAGTCTTAGTAATTGATGCAAAAATTTCAAAAGTTGCACCTATGTTACTTAGATTATTTGGATCAGCTCCTGGTCCTGCACTTGCAGAATCAGAGTTAGCATTAATCGCTGGTAATGTATAAGTCACTGCACCTGCTGCATTATTGTGCACAATTCTACCCGCATGAGTAGCAACTGTTAATGCAACGCTTGCGTCAGCGTCTACAACATTAGCCGGACCTGTAGTGATAAATCCACTTTTAGATATTACCGGTCCTTGAAACGTAGTATTTGCCATAGTGTTATCCTCCTAGTTTTCCGTTTACATAGTCTCTAGGCCGTCGACTGTATGCGTCTATGTAAACTAATTAAATTATACAGTGAGTTTTTTATATACTAGTTTTGAGTAGAGTGCAAGAGAGCCTGTAATGTGGAGTGGATTTTTTCCAACGATGTAGCTTTTTATTAAGTTGCTACAGAAACTTGTGGAGCAATGGCATCAACTTTATTTCTAAGGTGGGCTTCTTTAGCCTCTGCCTTTTTAATATGTTGTACGATCTTTTTGACTTCGTCGTCGATCCTTACCATATTGAGAGTATATCTACCCTCGTTAAGATGCTCTTGCTTCCATTTTAGGTCCAGTGTCTCCTTCTGCTTGTAAAGGTCCTGGATGTGCGGTTGCATCGTCATTTATAACCTCCTCATAGGTTATTCTATATCTGTCAGAAGCATATACATTAGCTCCGACATATTCCCATTTTATAGCATTTTCTCCTAGTTTGTCAACTATAGCTTGTTCAAGGGAAATAGGATCATCTTCAGATAATACTTCAAATTTTGCGTAATAATCGTATGCGTTTATTGTAATTATAAATTTTTTCATAGTTTTATCTTTCTATTTTGTAATTGTGGCGGAACAATGTCCCGCCACAAAAATTATATATTAAGCACCTGGTGATGCAAAAATACCTCTAAAGTCAGATACACCAAAT